TTACTCCTAAAATATCACAAGCCTTGTGTTTAGATTTAAAGGTCTTGTGCAGTAGTTCTTGCAACTGCGTTTGTGGTATCCAAGTTCTCATGTCTATTTTCTTTTAAAGTCTTCAGCCTCATCTTCACCAAAGTGACCTATTTCATAAAAGCCTGTTAATTTTAATACTGCTCTACTCATTGCTCTTTTCTCTGCCATTGCAACAGGATAAGCATTTGATGTATTGCTAGGAGAAGATTCTCCAAATGTTTGAATGACTTGCTCACCACTCTTAGCAGTTGCTTTAATGATTATGCACTTGTTATCGCCTGAGTTATGTATCAAGTCATAGTGTATGTCAATATTGTTCTTTGCTTGTATCTTATCAATCCCACTTCGAGATATGATTGTGTAGAACTTATGTTTGAATACATCATCAGCAGTCAATCCATTTTGCTTGTACAATTCATTTAGTTTTTTAGAATCCATCTTAATTTTGTTTAGTTGGTTTGTTTAAATATTCCCATTCTTTTATTGTATAATCTTTAGGAGTTCGATTCCCACACTCCCATTGTTTAACATAATCACAATACTCATCGTATTGAGCATTGATTTGCATTTCCAGCATTGAATCTCTGTCAAGTTGTTGTGGTCTTGAACCTAGTAATAATCTTTTAATAAATCCCATTATTGTTTTTCTTTAATATTGTTAGCGTTAAGGTGTGCATAGGCTTTTATTAATAACGCACCTGTTGGACTGAAATACTCTTCATGAGAGAAAGCATCTATGTGCTTTTTGATTTTGTCTAATACTTCTGTAGTTGTCTCCATTGTTTTTGTTTGTAAATGTAATAATATTTTTCAATAAGGTCTGAGAATAAAACAAGTTTCTGATTTACCCCAATTGCTTTGTGCCATATCATGTTCACACACTCTATCTAATGCATCATCTTGAAAAGATTTTACAACAAGTTTAAAATTATCTGACATCTTCTCATGGAATGATTCAGGAAATATAAACCAATGAATGCCTGTGTGCTTTTCGAATTCATACTCTGAATTCTTCTTACATAAAAAAAGCATATTATTGTCATCCTCGCTGTATATAATAGCATAGGCTTTCTTTGTGTTGCATTTTTTAATGTATTGATGTTCTTGTACCATTAATCTTATCATAGTCTTGTTTTTTAGTGTTTCTCTATACTCTGTACTCTTAATCCTAAAGTTTCATCAAACCAAGCAATAACTCCGCTTACAGTTATGAAGTCTAAATACATTTGCTCCGTTTTAAATTCTCCTAATGCGTTTTTAAAAGTAATTGTGAAAGTGTTCATAATGTGTGGTTTTAGTTGTTAGGTTAAGGGGGAATTTCACCCCCATTTTTTTTATTTATTGATTAATTTCTTCTAATGCCTTAACTAGTAGGTTATCATAATAATCTAACTGTCTCTCCCACTTGTAATTATAACCTTCACATTCTATTGTTGAGATTATATCAAATACTGTTTGTACTAATTCCTTTACTTCCTCAGATACTTTTGGGTTTGTTAATAATTCTTTTCTTGTTTCGTAAGATACTTGACTTGTTAAGCTCATAATTTTTGTTTTTAGTTATTTTGTTTTTGTTCCCTACAAATCTACATTATTTTTCTTTATAAAAAAACTTTTCACAAAGAATGTTTCAAAAAAAAAGAGCCTCATCTCTGAAGCCCTTACTGCTGGGGGGATTGTAATCTAAAAATAATGTGTAAGCCTTGCCACTTGTCCTGTGTCAAACTCATGAATAAAAGCCTCAACTGCTTTTGGTGAACCTGTGAATCCTTTTCTTGAATGCCATGAATCTGCTGAACTTGGACTTCTTAAATACTCTACTGTTACGCCAATAAAATCTTTGCCATCTCTCCATTTATGTTTTACCTTATGGTGTATATGATGCAGATACCAATACCTAAACTTAGTTAATGCCCAATCCTCTGCTTTTTCTTGAGCCATAAGCAAAGGTAAGTTATCCATCTTTGCACCATCGCCATGCTCTAAACCTATTAGGTTGCTTCCCCATTTGTAATACTTACGATGACTTACTGAAGCATCTACCGATACATCATCACAGTTCCTAAACCAAGCCTTTAAAGAATGTGCTAGATGAAATCCTGATTGATAGTCATGATTTGACATAGAATGCACACAATCCACAGGAGCAATCTCTCTAAGCATCTCAACGCATTTAACATATAGCTTCAAAGCTATCTCATAATGCTCCCACCATTTGCCATCAGCATCTTGAGGAGTTCCTTTTGTTGTTGTTCCAATAATTGTATCTGTATGAAGAATATCGTTACCTATACAAAACAATACCCTGTCAATATCAAAGCCTTTAGACTTATGTATTAAACCTTGTACTCCTTTGATAACTCTTGTAACTGCTATAGGTATATTGTAGTCTTCTCCTGTTTCCTCTTCATTAGCATATTTACCTATATGAATGTCAGCAGGATTGATAACTAAAAGATGCCTTCCAGCTTTGTGCTTAATCTTTTCATACTTTGGGGAATGCTCTGATATAAATTTGTGAACTTGCCCTAAGACATTGTTCTCATTAATCAGTTGCTCTTTGGTAACGATTGAGAATCTTGGTTCTCCCCCTGCATTTTGCCAATGCTTAACACTTATTACATCTTTTTTGGGAATACCTCTTTCATCTAGGTATTGGTCAAGTACAGAATTATGGTTGATGTTGTCAACGCCCTTTGCTCTGTACTCCAATATTAGATTTAACTCATCATCTGTAAGTCTAGGTCTATATTGTTTGTTCATGCTTTAGAGAATACTGTGAAACATAATGGCAATATAGCAATAAAACTTAATATAACATTAAATTCTGTCAACCCACTAGCTGCCATATCAGAAACAGCAGCAGTAACTAGAAGACCACTAACTGACCTTTTAGCACTCCATTTCTTCTGTCTCTGCCCTTCCTTAAAGACTTCACTAATCTTCCCTAAAGAATTTGCTACTGCCTTTATACCCATCTATTTGAGTTTGTCTTTAATAAAAAAGTTAATAACATTATCTAGCTTGGCAAAGATAGCATTGTCTTTTTCTGTGGGAGTTAAGTTGACAATCACTTTTGCAAAAGTCATAAAGGCAATAAGTACCTCTCCCCAATTTGATACGATAAATTCAATCATAATAAATGTCTAAACAAATGAATAAAAATGGTAAATATAAATAATGACCTACGCCATCATCATGCTTTTGTGAATATACCCCTATGAGTACGCCTGTGTAAAATCCTAAATTAATAACCCAGTTCATTAATACATCCACATTACTTGTTGTGGTAGTTCCATATCACAATCTACATGAATGAAAGTCTTTGCAACTCCTATTCTTTTAAATCCTGCCCCTATTAGAGCTTCTAACATGATAAGTCTTACAAATGAACTTGAGCATTCAATATCAGCTGCATTACCCCTTAAATGACTTGAGTTAGATGCTCCCCCACATTGCTTATTCCAAGATTTAGACCTCCATGTGCTTGTCAAATTAAAGGGAACATCTGCAACCTCTCTTGCATTATCTAACATCTCTAAAAGTTTTGGACTCATCTTGTCAAAACAATTAACACCATCACAAGTAAATTCTTTTTCGCTAAAATATTTCATTTAAGTTCATTTTTAATTACTTTAATTTCTTCTTGAAGAATATCAATATCTTTTTTAATGTATTCAAACTCAACTTTTGAAACCTCTGATGTAGGTAGTCTTTTTGCTTCTTCTATTTCTTTGTGCAATAAGATATACTCACCTATTAGTAAGAATATAATTGCTCCAACTGATAACAAAGTTTTTAAGGATATATTTAAACCTTCAATATCTTTACTCATTTCCTCTTATTTTTTTTATATTATACAATAAAGCAGTAACAAGAACAAGAATAGTAAGCACTTGTTCAACACCTATAAATGTCACACCAATAGCACTAAAATTTATGCTATTAAATACTAATGTATCAACCTTTGCGTTCATTGGTTTTAATTTTTGCCAAATAAATCTTTAGCCTTTTAATGTTTTTTTGTTTTGGCTTGTAACCCATTAATCTATTTTGATTCCTGGATTGTATGCGTTTCCTATTGGGTCAATATCTGCATTTGAATTTGAAGAATACTCAGGAAAGGAACTTGTCTTGTGAATTAAATAATCTATAATTCTCTGACCATAAAATTCGGCAGAATCCATCTGCTTTCTAATTAACCAATCAACATCATTCTTTGTTGCAGCAGTTCCGTTCTCGCTATTCTTTTGAGTTATAGAACCATTTGCAATCTTATACGATATAAATGGCAAAGCCTCAACAATAGCATAATGTACTAAAGCATCTTGAATATAATCATCTACTAGAATCTTGTATTCTCCTGTCAATGATGCTCCACCTGTTCCTGCAATATCATTCTCTAGCTTCTCATATAGTTTAGTTCCTAAGATAGCTTGTAAATGCTTGTCTTGTGAAATCTTAACAAAGGGAAGTAAATACTCCGTATCTATGTTATAGTTTAATGCAGTTGATGTCTTTAACCTGTCCTCTGATATGAATAAAACTGTTGCCATCTATTTATTTTTTAAACTTCCTCTTGATGGAGTTGTTATTGGAGCAATTGATTCTTTTCCTTTCTGCTTTACATAAGGAGTATTACCGACTCTCTTCTCGTTTGTCATTCCTTCATTTGGTAGGAATTTACCAGCCACTTGTTTTCTAAAGTATATTCTTCTCATCCAACCATGATAACAGTACACTCCACCTTTCCAAGTAAATAAATCGTATGTGCTTCTGCCTTTAGGAGCAAACTGACCATTGACTCCATCTCTGCCCATTGTTTTTATATCTTCATATCTAAACTCAATACCTGAACCTGCCATC